AAATGCGGATCTCAATCTATTCGCAAAATTACTTAAAAAACTGTTATTCACATGTGGCCTCCTTATTCGAATGCCTCTTTATGTAACTTGTAGGAAATGTATGCGTCCATCATTGCGGCAACATTATCAATCTTCTGATCATAACGCTTCTTAAGCAATTTCCTATTACCATTAGTGTCTTCAAGAGTGATGCAGTTGCCCATCGAGAAAGACATAAGGTCTTCATCAAATTCTATTAGATGATCTTCCGAAAGTTTCTTAAGTTCACCAAGTGGTACAGACTCGGACTTAGCACCTTGAATAACTTTTTCAATGGCATAGGGACCATTCTCTCTCTCCCAACGTTCAATAAATTCTTTAGCGTTGTATGGGTCGTAACCAAGAGATCGGACATCATACTGACACTCCTCTATATGCTTTTCAAGATCATCATATACTTCCATCATATCTAGAACGGTGCCTTCCATAACTTGAAGTGTTCCTTCATTAAGAAAATCTTCATATTTTGTTCGCATCGCACCGGGAAGTTTCATTAATGTTTTTGATGTAATATATGATCTAACCTTGACACCAAATCCACCATGAGGTAGGGGAAATAGAAAGTCAAACGCGCAGAAATCATCTCCCTGTGAAAGATCAAGACCCAAAGAACAAGCAAGGCCCCAGAAATCTCTCTTACGATGGGGTATAGTTTCTTCATATGTAAAGAAGTAAGTATACCCTTCCATAGGAATGCCAAAGCGTTTAGCCAGGATATCGTTGCGTGAAGCCGGAGCATTTTCAGCTCTTTCAACGTCCAGTTGATACGTCTCATAAGTCACCGTCTTTCCTAGATTAGGGTTTGCCTTGATCCACATCTCTGGTTTAGACACTTCTTCTACATCATCAAGACGATAATACCAAATAGACACATGAGGATTAACATAGTCTCCCTTTAGAATATCAAGGAGCTCCATCTTAATGGTATCACCGCTGCTGTTTCTTACTGTACCTTCAGAGCTAACTGCAATAATAAGGTAATCATCTAATTTAGATGCTCCCTGCTCGATCGCACCTACCACATCCTCACGAATATCTCCAGAGAGCCATTCATCAACTCCAGAAATTTTAGGTCGAAGACCTTGAAGCTTGTCAATGGACATTGGACGTATTTCAAGCAAAGAGCCAGTTAAGAAATTCTCAATACCCTTTTTGGTTGAAGCTAATTTGACTCGATTGGCTTTTGATCCGGTAGTGTTTTGGAGAGATCCCTCTGTCAAGAATTTGAAGAAAGGTCCTCTCGCGCGTGTAATAGCAGTACGAATTGGAGATATAACCTCGTCTGCTTGTTTCATTGTGGGAGCAGTAGTAACCTGATGTGTGGTGCTAGTATCTATGTTCAAGAAATAGTTCTGTATCAAAGAGAGATACATCGACTTGGCTGCACCACGAGCAACAATCAAATATTGCTTGTGTATGAGACGCTTTTTAATCTTTCGTCTAACATATCGTCCGCCATGTCCATTTTTGTCAGGCTCATAAACGCTTCGATCTACAAAATACCACCAGCCAAATATCTCTTCGGCCCAAAGTTTAAAAGTATCGAGAAGATGCAAGTTACTACCATCGGTTAGGGTGCATTCGTTTTCACAAAAGGCAACAAAACCATTAACTGCCTTGTCGTCGTAGTAAAATAATGGATTTGCAACTAGAGCATCTATGCGATTCATCTCCATAGATATCTCTTTACATACAGGTATCTCACCACGAATAACTTTATCTTGAAATTCTTTATAATACTTTGGTGTGGCGGTATTAGATAAACTCATGGATCACCTAACTTGTTGGAATAACATCAATTACATTTGCAATGTTATTATAACCCATATCTGAGGCATATTTCTTAGCAACTTTTTTTCCAACATTTGCAAGAAGTCCAGCCAGGATCTTTTGTCCACGAGTAATCTTACTTTTTGACAAGTCTTTTAATTGCTTTTCAAGTTGAAGACGAGTTGCAAGTTGTCGTAGTTCTTCGGTTGATAATTGACTAACCTTTTTCTTTTTGAATTCTCTAGTGGAGATATGGTCTGCACTGTCTGGAGTTTTTGATTTTCTGACGCCCCATTTCATACCAAGAATACCAGTATGTTTTAATTGAGTCATAGGACCTCCTTTCTGGTTAATCGCCCGATAATTTATGAAGAGTAACCATTGTTCCAAAAACAATAGCGGCTCCAATAGTAAATTCTACTGCTGCTTTCCCAGCACCTTTTGTTAAATCTAAGGTTATTTCCTTTAGATCTTTTGCCTTCCAACTAGCAGCCAAATCCTTAGCATGATCTTCAGACGTTTTGTACCCAAACATGCCAGTACCTTTTGTTTTGTTTTTCTTCTTAATTAAATCATCCACTTTTCTAGAGACTTTTTGTTTAACTGCTAGTGCCTCAACATCTTTCTTGAACTTGTTATCAGATTTTTTGTCGTTATTTGGTTTTGCCCCACCTCCGTATTTGCCTTTGCCATATCTAGTAACTAAATTGTTATTTGAATCTCGATATTGATACGTTGGCTTTAAAATGCCTGATTTTCGCTTACCCCACTTCATTCCAAGAATGCCAAAATGTTTTAATTGAGTCATAATACTTCCTCCTATGGAATTACTTCTGGTGGTATTGGAACTTGAACAGCAAGTCGCCATTCCAACTCTTGTTTAGTACGTGCTAAAGAATCAATAAGAAACGATGTTCCTGGCGGATCAAAAACCAAACGGACAGATAGATAAATATAAGACTTGACTGCCTGATACGTAGAAATCTCCGTTAAAAAATCATCCCATTCTGCTATGCTGTCATCAATACTGAATGGTGTTTCTGGTCCAACACCCATTTGATTCAGTACCATAAAAGCGGAATTAATAAGGATAACAATATCAATATCAAAAACTACGTCTGTTGCAGGAATACCCAGCATTTGTTTTGTTTCGGTTAAGATACTATTGGCCATGATTCTCCTATTCTATATCAATGTTGTATGATTTCCCTCTAGTATTGAAATTTGTTGCTGAAACAATAGACTCATAAGAAGGATTGAGATTTCCAAATTTGCATATTTCGGTCACCAACCACTCTGGTTCTTGAATTGATTTTTCGTAATCAATTATGATTGTTGGAAATCTGTGTATCTCTAAGAATGCTCCCCAAAATCCATGATCTTTTAAATAGGAAAAGATCTCTCTTTTTGGATGTTTTTTGTTGACTTGACAAACATTACGATATGCAAATATAACATAAGGATTTTTAAAATGTGGAGCAGCATTCCACATGTAGCGATATGCCAGTGGATATTTAAACCCCCAGATATTATGTTCTTGATTGCGTTTCCAAATCAAATCATAAATATCTTCTGTCTTTATTTGATAAAAATCTGCATCTTCATATGTGCCTGGTTCCATAAATGTTTCACCCATAAAAACACCAAGTTTCATTAATGTGCCAGCAATTAGAGACGTACCTGAATATGGGGGACCAGCCACAATAAACGTTTTTGTCATTTTAATCCGACCACCCATTATTAAAACCAGAAGGAGCTGACATAAACCAAGAGTCTGGATTAATTTTCATCGTTCCTTCGTCCACATCATCACCATATGACCCTCCTTCTTTTCTGTAGGGTGCTATAGCAAAACGTACTACTGCTCCTGGAGTAAATGTTTTAGTTGGTAACGTTCCCAATACCGGATCACCACCACCATTCCAACCAACCTGTGAAATATTACGTACCCATACTTTGCCAGCATCTATATCTACCGCACAAGAGCATAGTCCTCCAGTACTACCATTCACACCAATAAATTTTGTTGCCATATTGGCTGAAACTACAGATAAAGAATCGGAATCAAGAACAACACCAATACGCAAATTGGTTCCTGGAATGCTTGTCTCTGTTTGGTTACATTCAACATAATACTTGCCTGTGTTCTTAGCTGATGTTACTCTAGCGACAGCATAATAACTACTTCCAATATCCACATTGGGTGAAAATGACAAATTTCCATTTGATAAAAGGCATCTGAAAGCTGATACTGGATCT